GGAGCTGTGTACTGCGTGCCTCGACGTGGATTTAGTCTCTCGTGTATCGACGCACGGGTTTGAAGGCCGGGCCTACCTTAGGGGGGTAAATTGTAACTTCCGGCAATGGGGAAACCACGCAGTGGTGCGTCGCTTCGGCGACGCAAGCGTGAGTGGCGAGCAGTTGAGTCGAGTACTGCGAGTAGTGCTGCTTCACGTGACAGCGTGAGCGCACCAGTTTGTTCTGGTGCGCCGGCACAAATAGAGGCTGAGATCAAGGACATTGTGTCTGAGATTTGTGCCGCTGTTTGTGCCGAATGCCCGGCTTATGCCGGGCCCGGTGTTGAGCCGGGTGTTAGCGGGTACACAGAATCCTGCATTGGCCCGGGAGGGCTCGGGGTGTCTCATACCCCGTTGGCCGTACACGTTAAGTGTCCGGTCCCGCGGACTTATGGCGTGATTGCTCCACCAGCAACCACGTTTAAAGTGCCGCGAACCACCCTTTATTCGAGATGGGAGACCGTCACGAATGGATGGAAGCAGGCGTTGTTGCGCTGCTTCTGTTTGGGTGATGCCGCGGACGAATGGGTCTGCGATGACGCCTTCCGTCAGGAAGTGCGTGACGAGATGTTGCTGTCGTGCGCAGTAACGTCAAGTGGGGGGTCTGATGAGGACCAGTCCCAGAGTGACGACGCAAGTGAAGCGGAAGCTCCTGAGTTGGGCCGTGTCCTCTGTGAGACTTATAACACCTCACGTGAGTCAGGTGGTACCCACCATGTTGAAGTGGTGCCTAGGATTGTTGCGTTGTGCGTTGTTGCACTGCGCATGCGTCTTGGGTTGGGTGCGACTCGTCGCACAGGGCCTCAGGGTCCTGGTAATGTGGCGATGGTGCAGCAGGAGGCCCCACGGATGTTGAAATCGTGGGGCATGAGGGATATGGATGCGGCGGCGCACTTGTACCCCATTCAACGTGCGTTCTTCGAGGATGACGCCCATTTTAGGGTGCCTACTTGGAGGGCGCGTGCCTGCGCGAAGAGTCCTTTCGTCCGATGGGTCCTTGGCAAGTCTGAACCTTTGAGTTTGGACTGCTGAGGAGGCCCTATCCGGATGACTGGTCTGGACACCACCCATACTGTTCCAGTGGAGTCCATGGCGTTTATTAATGCCGTGGGCGTGGGTGGTGCGCCAGCAACGCACCGGCTTACCATACACCGTGATGGGCAGCCAACCAAGGAACGTACGTACCATGTTGTATCGCGCATGGGCCCAAATCATGATTTGGGTGTTTTTAACAACAATGTCTCGTCGGTGGAACGAGCATTGTTGGAGCGATACTTCCTGTGTAAGGTGAATGACACATTTTTACCACCAATCCCTGTCGCGAGGGATGCATATCAGACCGCGGATCTTAGGGGCATACGCGCACATGTGGTGCGCTGTGTACGCCAGACTGCCACCGTGTTAGATTTGAGCCAAGTAGTGGCTCGCTACACTGGTGCCAAGAGGCGTGTATATGCTTCGGCCCTGAAGAGCTTGTGCCGTAAGGCAATCTGTCGGAAAGATGCTGAATTGCGACCATTCACAAAATTCGAGAAACAGTCTTTGTCGAAAGCCTGTCGAATCATCAACCCTCGATCACCCCGATATAATCTTATGTTGGGTAAGTATCTTAAACATACTGAGAAGACGTTTTA